GGTTGGGGTTCGCTCGGTGAACCGATTGCGGAAACACTGCCAGACGGAAAATCCTGATACAATAGAGACAATCTTTTATTCGGAGGTATATCCATGAAAGCAGTAGTTCACATCGACAATTCTATCGGTATGCGTGGGCGCGTAGTCGTTTCCATGGTTTCTGAAGGCGGGGAAGTCATAGACCGTGAGCTGGTGTTCAAGCACCCTGCTGGCCTTCGTATGCGCATTAAAGCAGCGTGGCGCCGCATGAAACGCCGCGCCAAAAAACTCGCAAAACTAAAACCCCTGACCTAAGTCAAGGGTTTCATTGGATCGATGCATTGCGGTACTCGTGGAGTTACTGCTATCATAACTCACATGTTCGGCAAATAGAAACCCCACTTGCTAGAAAGTAGTGCCTTCCCGCAGGTGGGGTTTCTTATTACTTAACTTTACTCATCACGATACGCACGCGAACCTGACTTTCAGTCACGGCGCAGGCATTCTTACCGGTCAACTTATAGACGGCGTCCTTCGGCGGGACCATAACTAACGTGGACTCGGTGCCGATCACTTGACCGTCCAAGGTCCACTGGTAGGTGACTCCCGTCTGAGGTTTCACGCCGATCATGACTTCTACGCCAGCAAATACTTGCACCTCAGCAGGCAGCTTGATCTTAGGCGCGCTGTCACAGGGCGGAGGTGTTGGGTCTGGAGGAGGGGGAGGCGTAGGTTTTTCAACCTCGATAAACGCAACCTCTTCTCCGAAGTTATTGCATCCCAGTGGCAGAGACATATAGCCCTTGTCTCCCCAGCCAGTGCCCCATGAGTTCTTCATAATGAACTGGGTTTTCCCGGCAGCATCCTTCCACCAGCCGACAACGCCGACAGCGTGGTTGGTCTGTGCAGACGCGCAGCGCGTGTAGGGCGTCTTCTCGCTAGTAGGCGGGTTACCCCAAGCATTGGTAGCACCAACAGTAATCCAAGGCACGGTCTTGTACTTGAACAAGGCGCACTTTAGCTCTTGTTCGGTAGGTCCACGGTCTGCCGTCCCGACATACTGGAAACTAATCCCTTTGCCTGCAACCGGCTTGTCTTTACAGGTGCCGTTGCGTGCAGTGTATGGGAACTCGGATTCTGTCGTTTGGCCATGGTTTATTTGGTACTTGAAGCTGCTTAGTAACCCACCGTTGCAACCCCACTGGGAGGAGTCGCAGGATACAAGCTCCTGTTCTGCAAGGTCTAAGGTTTTTCCCTGGCCTAATAGTGCAGACTCCAAGGATCCAGTCTTGGAAAAAGACCAGCAGCTACCGCAATTACCTTGGTCCTTCACCGGGGCAACAAGTCCCATGGTACGAAGGTCAAAGTTATCTGGCAGCGGCCCGCAGTCAGTGAACACAGCATGATCGTCGCCTAAGCCTTTAAGCTCAGGGTCGCCATGCAAAAGTCCGGTATGGTACTGAAGACCACCGGCAGACTTAACGACAGGGTACGGACCAGACTCATCCAATACCGCCTCAGGCGGAGTCTGGTTATCGTCTGGGTCCTTCTTATTTTGGCACGACAGCGAAAATGCCATCAGTGCGAGAAGCAAATAAACTCGCATAAATTCTCCATCAAATGTGAAGCCACAGTATCCCGTGCGATTGGATTAGGCGGGCTTTTGCGCACCTAGCAAACGAGCAAAAGGGCCCATTGCGTCCAGACACGCCTGGACAAGCTGTTGAATCTCAGCAGCGTCTAGGTCCTTCATCTCTTCTGCAACCATGTTCGCGTCCTTGATGGCCGCAAAACCAGGTGCTACAAGGCCAGGGAATGCAGCGATAACTTCCATCACGGTCACTTTACCGTCGACGGCTACCTGTTCCATCTTCTCGCCCAGAGCTTTTACCAATGCGACAACTTCCAATGTTTCTTTAATGTCCATACGTGGACTCCTTTTTTGGTGGTTACGGGAATTGTAAGTGTTATTTGGGTCGGTTGTACAATCAAAAAGGTACCAGGTGCCTGCACTAATACTTATATTTAGCCGTGTTAGTTGGTCGATGTCTTGAATGCGCTCATTCATAAAGTGCAGCGTCTCAACCCATGTCATCTCGTCGCAGTCGTGCAGGATAGAGATACGCCGCCCGCACCGTTGGCCGGTATGTACCTTTAGGATAGTCAACAGACTCCCCAGTTTCGCGTTTGGCGGTATCTCTACTTAGATTGTCGCCGCTCTATCACGCGAAGTCTATACTCATGGTCTTTTAAAGTGTCGTTTGTGTGAGCTAGCTCCGCTGTCATCACTTCAATTCGCGCGTTTAGTTGACGAATGGAGAGATTCATTTGGTCAACCGAATCGGTGAGACGCCCCACATAGGACGCAATGAACGCGCCGCTACCGGACAGCGAAGCTAGGAGAGCCCATTCAACAAGTTTCTTAGTTTCCATCCGTCTATTTTACACGGATTAGGACCAACTTAGCCGCGAATAGCCAGTGTACTAAGCAATAATTTTCACTGCCGCGAACATAACTAGGACACTGGTAGTTTTTGTCTAAAAGCAATTCCAGAGCTTTACTGTAATCACCTGAATAGGTTGCAGACGCAGCCTGAAACAGAGCGTCATTTGGCTCCTCAGATGCCAGCCAGTCGAGCAACTCTTTTTGACCTTCAGAGATGTTCTGATATTTACCTGGATACTCATACCCGCGAGGTAGCATATCAGGTTCTACCGGTTGGTCGACTTCACCCTCTAGTAAAATCCCAAGCGCTAGTTGATGTTTCTCGTAATCAGAATGAACTTTTGTAAAGACTGGTGCGATATGCCGATAGATCTTATCGTCTGTGCCAGCCTTCTTTAGCATCCTGCCGATTAGGCCGATGCCGTTTCCTGTCAGGATGGTTTTCCCGTCGTCGAGTGGTTTTCCCATTTTCCAGAGGTGAGCTTCGCCGTACCGCGCAAGTCTTCTGATAGCATCGATATTATTAGTCCGCCACATTCCCCACATATACCCGTTAAGCATATCGCGGCTAACGGTCGTGTCGCTTCCTCGGTCCTCCCCATCCCAGCATGATGGGCTAGGGCGTCGATGGATTTCGCCTTCTGAATACTCTGCACGCGACAATTGCACCGAGTCGATTCCTGCTGCATATGCTAACCCCGCCCATAGTGTGCCGTCGCAGTCAGTGGCAGACGGCCAGCCTGTCTCACTGTCCCATGATACTTTAGATTTTTCGTCGAAGAGTTTCTGCAACTCCTCTTGCTTGGTTGTTGTAGTAGGCTCTACAGTCTTTTGACCGCAACTAGTGAGAAGGAAAATTGTGAGGAGAAATTTCATTACGCAGTCCTTACAGCGTAAAATGCGTAAGGATTGGAGTTTGCTCTTGTACTGAACCCGCCCGAAGAGGGCGATCCGCTCGTAAAATCCACACGTATTCTAAGTTGAATCGTCTTAGTAGAAGACACAGACACAATGCTTCCAATTGTCGCTTGTCCGGAAGTCGCGCCAGACGTTCCTACGTCCGTTGTTATGTACTTATCTTGATTTATTACCGTAGCATCCGTGGAGTTATATATTTCTATACCGCCAGCCATTAACCCTGTATTAGTGTTTGTAGAAGAGAAATAAGCAAACCCGCCTCGGACATCCCAAATACCGTTTGGTAATGACAAAGATGCGCAGGAAGTAGCGCCCGCTGTAGGTCCGGCTGTTAGGTTTGCAGCGACAGAAGAGATGGTAGATGATATCACTTCTCCCAAACGTCCAGATGCAGGAGTAGAACCACCGGAACTACCTGTGATATCCGCAGCCGATACTGGCAAAGTTGCGGACGTTGCCCAACTTGTATTTGTTGCATCTGTCTGAAGTACTTTTCCGGCGTTCCCTGTTTGAGTCGGCAACAAAGCATTTAGGGCGGCGTTTGCCGTAGATTGTCCAGTCCCGCCGTTAGATATGGAAACTTGTCCAGATAATTGAGATACGCCTATTGTCTTGTTGGTTAGAGTTTGGGTTGCTGATGTTGTTACTATATCAATCTCTGTTCCCTGTGGACCACACGCAAATTTACTTGCGGATGCGTCCTTATAAATGAAGCTCCCGCTTGTTCCAGTACGTTCGACGGTCAACCCTGCGCCTTCTGCCGATGCATCGTTACCGCCGTTGTTTACGAGAACATTGGCGTCCGCCACCTCCATGGTCGTGCTATTGACCGTAGTCGTGGTGCCTTGAACTTGAAGGTTCCCAGCCACAACAACCGTCGAAGTAGCCCCGCCTAGTGTCATATTATTGGCGCCAACCGATGCACCGATAGCCAAAGCACCTGCGCCAGTGGTGTCAATAGACCCGCCAGAAATGAGCGGACTAGCCAGTGTTTTGTTGCTTAGCGTCTCTGCGTTTGCCCTACCAGCAACAGTAATAGCCACATCAGGAAATGAATAAACCCGGTTTCCAGTTGCTGAAAAGCTAAGGGTTGCCGAGACCCCCGTTGTGTTGCCAGAGATATCGATTAGAATTGTCTTCGTCGCATCTGTAGGGTCCATCGCGGGTACGGCGTTACGCCAGGCGCTTCCAGTATAATAACGCAGAACCTTGAGCGTACTATTAACATAAACATCCCCAGCAGATGCTGCTCCGTTGGCAGTAACATAGGCCGTGTCATCAGCATACTCGCTAATAGTGGTGGTACTGGTAGCAAGGCTCAGGTCTGTAGGTGCGCCTACGTCCGTACCTTCAGAGAATTGCAGTTTCTTAACTGTACCAGCCATGGTTATAGCCCTTTCAAGTCGGATGCTTTGATAAGTATTTTAGCAGGTGATTTCTCAATTGAAACTACTTTAACGTCGCTCGATGTGACAGCCCCGAGCAATATCTTATTTTCTATCTGCAAGTCGTCGCCTAACTCGGTGTCGATATCTTGCGTAGCCGTCGACAATTGATAGATGGCAGAACGCATAGACTTTAACCCGATATGGTCTGAGATCTTGCTAGTCATCTCCTCTAAGACATGCCGAAACCTGTTCACATTCACCAGACCGTGCAGATACCGCGCCTTAACATTCTCGCCAGTGGCAGAAGGCGTGTTCGCGTCCGTAATGGCGTCACCAGAATCGTTATGCGGGTTATAGGCAATGATCTTCGTCGCAATGTCCTGGTACTCAATGTCGCACTTTGTGTCACTGTCCACCATAAGAAAACTATCGCGTATATCAGTGGACGTTGGTGCGGATAACAGGTTGTATTCAACCTCGAAATCGCTGTTTATTCGCAGATAGCCAAGTGTGCTGGCCAAGACATCCTGGCAGTATTTTAGGTAGGTGTCTGTTTCCTGCTCGTCAAAGTTTGGAATGTGGAACTTTGCGTTTACAGGTAAATCTAAATCAGCGGTTACGAAGCTAGCCGAGTTAACTGGAATTCCCACCTTGCTTAGAATCTCTTCCAAAATATCGGCGTGAGTTTGAACAACGGTATTGGATGTGCGGAAATAAACTCGCTGCGTGTCAGGCTCTACTTTCGTAAACCCTGCGTGGTTAGCCTCGAAGTTGTTGGTGAAGGTTATAGCGACGTACTTATTGCCGCTGCTGGTGGTGGTCTCGGCTATCGTATAGTCCCTGGCGTACCTAGGCTGTACGAAAGTAAGAGTTTCAGTAGGCGCCTCTATGAAGCACGCGAAGCTTTTGAGGTTGGCGACGGTGGAAGAGTTTGTGAAAGGGCCTGAAGGGTCAGAAAAAATAAGGTTGTAGTTGACAGAGCTATAAGTGAAAGCCCCGATATAATTAACGAGTCCATAGTAGTCTGTCCCGCCTTCGGTCCACTTTATCGTGTCACCGATTGCTACATTAGCAATAGATGCGAACCTCACAAAGCGAAATCCCGTTCCAGTATCTAAGTTTGCTTGGACAGCTCCCCACGACTGGGTGGCCACGGACCCCTTTTGACGACAGCATCCCCATTCCCGGTTGGTTGACGTGGAAGTGTTCGCATCGTAGTTTGTGCAGCTTGCTTCGGTCCCGACGAAGATTTCGTAGGCCGATGGGGCGCCTGCCGGAACTCCGTCCCTAGTTCTTGTTTGGTAGCGGCTAGTAGAGCCCACACAATAAGGAACAGGAAAGTCATTGTGTTTAGGATCAAGATTAGGAAAGCCAGATGGATCAATTCTGAATACGGATTCATTGACGCTGTCTCCCATATACGCCGGTTGCTTTAAACGACTGAAGTTGTCCACAACTTCCAGTGTAACGACATTCTGCGTAATGGATAGACGGCTAACGTTGCCAGTGAACACCTTCTGCACGTTGGAAATGCTGTTAATACATAACCAAATCTCTACCGCCTTGTTGTAAAAGCTGTCGTCGTCCCCTAGGTAGTCCTGAAACTCGCCGTCGGTATTGATAATGTCAATGTAGGTGTCTGATATTGTGAACACGCCATTTATGATATTGGCAAAAGACTGTCCTATCACCGGGTAGTTCAATATCTTAGGTTGCCAATCCCGCACCGTTGTTGTGTCGTCCGTAGGCGTTTGAAACACCGAACGGAACATGGTGCCGGTATAGAACAAGTGGTGGTAGACCACTATCACATTGCTATCCTGGTCTGGCGCTGATGCGAGCTGGACTTGAAACTCACCAGTCGTCTCGTCGTGCGTCCATTCGTCGTCGCTGGCAATGGTATCAACCTTAGTCAATTCAACGCCGTTGCGCTCAACTTTGGCGATAACCAGGTTAAGCGTCATTCCGTAAAGGCTACCGCTTATAAGGCCTGGCTCTACGTAGCGCGCGGGCGTAAGGCGCACGAGCAGGAATCGCTCGCTGGCTAGGTTAACTTTCTCACTAGCAATACTCATCGTTTACCTAAAATGGCTACTCGCCCGCCTGCTTCGGTGGGGGAAAGTGCGTTGTTTGTCGGTGAGTACCAGTCCAAGTTCACGCCTAAGTATGAGGTATCGCCTACGCGCGTATATCCTGACGTCTCAAGTGTCATAAAATAGTTTACGTTAGGGTTGAGAGGGTTGCCGCTAAACGGTACGTAGACATTGCCAAACCAGTTGCTTGCGTATGGCGTGCCGGTTGTGTCGTTACCGTCTAGCAGTGTCGCGGCAGACAGCGTAACCCATTCGCTAGTGACAATAGCATCTGTCAAAGTCTCATTTCCGTACAGGTTAAGTCGAATCTGGTAGGGCGAAGCAATAACCCCCTGCTGGTACAGAGTCAGCATAATGAACTTAATTTCTGTACCTGCACCTAGGTTAAAATACCCTAGCTTGGCCTCTTCGCCAGTGTTGACGATGCGAAAATACTGCTCTTTAGGGAACTGAAGGAACGCCACTAGAATGCCTCCCTCATTTCAAAATTGATATTGTAGTAGTCCCTGAGAACATGGTCCAAGGTAGGGTTGTTTGTCATGACCATAAACCGTGTGAGCTGGTCTAGGTTGACCGACACCGCCAGCGATGGGTCGATAGATACAAAGAACGGCTCACGCTTTCCTAGGTCATAGAATAGCTGTTCTAACTCGCGTTGCTCTACGCCAGAAAGTAGCTGCACCTGGGCGTTGCTGATGGATAGGTAGCGAGGTCTGGTCTCAAAAAACAAGGCGCCACTTTCCGATTGCAGCACGTTAGACGGGTCGACCAGCTCCTTGCGAAAGCCAGTGGCGATGTTGCTGGTAGTCATGCTGACATGGTCGCCTAGATATATGTAGGCAATCTTAATGCCTTCAGGCCCTAGGTAGTTCAGACGGTCGACAATCGTCACACGCCAGAATCGGTAGGATGCAGTATTATCCTCGTCGATAAACTTAAGGCACCCGCCGTCTGTTACCGGGATAGTTATGCTGACAGGTGGGGATTCCCAATAGTCGATATTGTTAGCCTCTACCGTAACCACTGCGGTTTCAGATAGGCTAAACACCTCGTCGATGCCGGAAATAATACCGACAAAAGTGGCCTGTTGCGGCACGCCAAGGTCACACTTAACCCACTCGCTGGTATGATTTCTCTGCGCGTCTGCCACGAACGGAGACGACGATATATCTGTGGTGCCAGTATAGCCGAGCGTATCCCACGCAGCATTAGTGGTCTGAGACTTGCGTAGTACAGCCGTTCCAGACGAGCGGGTTATTGTGAACTTAAAAGTAGTGACAAGATTGTAGCTACAAGTCCAGTTAGAACTAGCAGCGTTAAGCTGAGTTTGGATGTGGCTTGCCAGCGATGCTGGCGAATAGCTTCCTGAAGTAAGAGTAACTGTCTTATTTGATCCGTCATTTATGTACAGCTTGTTGTTGGCGGTCGTGATCTCAAAGTTACCTGCCGGTTTCCATACCCGACTTCGGCTAGTGTTATACACGTTAGACGCAGGAAAGCTAGACTGCTGAGAGGAGTAGGTGAAGTTCCTACTCATGTATGTGTTTGACATGAACCTTATGGAACTCATACAGCCAACCTCGCGTTGTTGCGTGACAGCTTAAGCATTATATCAGCGAACGCTTGGCCAGACACGCTCACGTTTGACTCTACATTGATGGGTTGCGCCAGAAGACTAACTATCCGTGCCAGTAGAGCTGAGTTAACGTCAGAGCCAGATTCTCTTGGTGCGATACCTACGTCGATAAAGTCGGCAAGGCTGGTTACAAGATCTTTCGGGATAACCAACTCACCTGATGTAAGGCGAGCAGGGAACGTGTCATTAGGGTAGCCAGGAGGGACTAAACCACCAGTTGCAAGACCGAGTCCTGATAGAATTCCACCTCCGCCTCCTCCGCCACCTCCGAAGCTTAAGGCCTCTTTAATTTTATCCTTAAGGTATTCCGCTGAGTCCCCCAATGCTGTTCTTAGCCTATCCTGCATGTAGTTAGCGGAATCTCCAATAGCACGTCGAATAGAGTCTTGCATTCCGTTGGCAGCGTCGCCAATTGCATTTCTCAATACTGCCTGCATGTAGTTAGCAGAATCGCCAATCGCGTTGCGTATAGACGAGAAATCACCGATAGCAGCATTTACTGCAGACCCTATTCCAGACCCGATGCTAGAGCTTATTGCAGCTCCAGCATTAGCGAATGCAGCCGGTATCTGAGCAGTGGCATTTTTAAACGCAGACAGTATCTCGTTTCTAAAGACGTATATCGCGCCAAGGAATGGCACGGATAAAATGATTGCGGCATCTCTTGCGGTCTTTAGGAATGCTTCTCGATTAAAGTTGTTGAATGCAACCGCCATCTGCTTGCCGACTGCATTCGGCACACTAAGGTACAGAGCCTTTGCAAGAGCTACTGCGATCTTAGCCGCACCGCCCTTTGTCACCATGCTATCGACAAACGCCTCGACAAACGCTGGAGCAGCATCGGCTATGGCAACAATGACGTTAGGCAGCTCGTTAACGAACTCGCGTACAAGCTCTTTAACTGCCTCTGGTCCGAGGGCTAGAGTCTTGGTTATCTCTTTAACAACCGGGCCGATTCCGGGTAGGAATGCGTCGGCTATAGACCCGGCAGCCGTAGCTACAAACTCTTTTGCTCCGTCTTTCCCGCCAAGCACGGATTTAATCGCGCCGACGCCAAGCGCTATTTGGTTATGTATGTCTTCCAATGCAGCGGGGTCGAACCTAACTGCGTTAATAACGAATTCAAAACCGTTTGTGCTTGCGCTTTCTATCTGCGCTTTTAGTTTGGCTTTTAGATTTTTCTCATCGTCCAATTGCTTTTGGATATTCTTCTCTCTGAAGTCGTTAACAACTTTAGAGAATTTCTTCTCAGCAGCGAAGATAGCATCGTCACCTTCAGACAAAGTAAGCGCACGTTTTTTAACGTATGATCGGATCTTTTGTAGATCTTCGTCACGAGCTATTTGCGCTTTTTCAATCGGATCTAATGAGTCTTTCAGAAGGTCTTTTGCAAATTTCCTAGCCTCTTCTACCGTCTTTCCGAGCGCCTCGTTATATCCGCCAAACCCATCTGCCTGATTTTTAATTGCAGACTTCGTCTTTTTTGATGAATTACCAAGAACATCGATCGAGTCAGCAGCCTTACGTGTAAATTTTGCAGCGGAGTCTAGTCCGGTTTCTATTCCGTCAAGAGTACGAACAAACTTATTCCCGCTGGTTGCAAAGTCGTCCATAGCGAACTTTGCGCCCTTGAAATCACCAGTGGACGCCTTAAAGAGCGCCTCGATAAGGCTGGCAGCGCGACCAGCAGCTTTGCCAAGTTCAAGGAAACCAGTAGCCACGATTGCAAAACCGTTAACTACTAGGTCTGCAACTTCCGCTGCACCATTTATAAGGAATGCAAAGAATGTGGATATGCCTCCCTTATTTGCCTCTAGACCTTTTGCTATACCTCGAAACGCCTCAGCTATGAGGCTAATCGCTTTGATAACAGCCGGATTCTGCGTGATAGTCCTGCCTAAGGACTCGTACACTTCACCTAGCTGGTTATTCGCCTGAGATAGCGCGCCAGAAAACGTGCCAGAAAGTATGGATGCCGCACCGCCAAAACGCTGTGACACCTTTGTTATAGCTTCGCCATTCGCAAGTTGCTCTTCTGTTAGTTTTGCGAACTGGGGTCCGAGATCTTTTAAGGATTTACCCTGGCCGTTCAAACTGGCGAGTAATTTATCCGTTGCAGCAGTTAGTTGAATACCCTGCACGGCAGCTAAGTCCGTGGCAGCTGTGACCAACTCTTTCGCCTTATCGTTAGTTAGTCCAAATGTTTTCGCAAGCGTTAACGACTGGAGTACAGCGTCATCTGTGAATGCAGTTGTGTCTTGTATAGCAGATGCAAAGTCCTGCATTCCTTGGCTTGCCTCTTCGGAGAACTGGCCAGTAGCAGCTAATGCAAAGTTTAATGCCTGTACATTCTGGTCAGCTTCCGAAGCCTCTTTAATAGCCTCAGTGAAAACGCGCTGCACAACAACAGCGGCAGCAGCGGCGGCGGCGGCTACAGCTAGGAAGCTTGCATTGATTCCTACAATTGATTTTTCTACAGTTTTTTGAAAGCCAAGGATGCTTTTTTGCGCATCCGAGGCATCAGCAGTAATATTTAACGGAATTTCATTTTCGTTTGCCATTGGCCTTCTTCATCTCCTTTGAAGATAGGTCTTCTATCTCTGAGTCGATCAAGCTAAACGCTTCGGCCTTGAAACAGCTTAGCTTGCCTACATCGCTAGTATAACCTAGCTTGGCCAATCGCTTACGAGTAACATACTCGGCTAGTAACGGTGCGGTTCTATTCTGAAGTTTACCGCCATGAAAGGCGGTCCTAACTTGAGTCTTTAGGTCCGCCCTTAGCCGTTTCCCATCGGCAGCCCTGCCATGATAGCAGTGGCGACCTCAATCAAAATGCCATGCGCTTTGTCGTCCATAGACAAGTCGTCAAACGAGGCAAACGCCTTGCCAGTAGCTTTATGCTTTAACTCGACATGCAGGTAGAAGGATTTACTGGCCTTCACTGCGCTGCGAATCATAGACATATTCTTTTTAAGCGACATGGAAAGCTGCCCATTCTCGTCGACGTCTAGGTCCAGCTCTTCCATAAAGCCGTATTTTTCGTCAAACGATGGCATTTTAATAGAGATAAACCCCTCAAACGAGGGGCTATCGCCTTTGCATACTTCCGGAACAAACTTAACTGTGGTCATTCAACACCTTAGAGGAAATTGATATACGCTTCACCTTGACCAGAGCTGTCAGCATACGCCGCAAGTTCCATCGTCAGGTTGGCGATACCGTCGTTATCTACTACTTCGAAGCTTGTAATGGTTGCAGTAGGAATGTAGATCGCCCCACATTTTCCCGCAACCCAGTTTCCGCCTGACTTATTGCCAAAGGAAACTTGAAGCTTCGTGTTGTCGTTTGCGCGGTATGCCTTAAACTTGCTCGCGTCGTACTGGTCCAAGACCGCCTGGATGGTAACCGTCACTGCGCGGCTGTTAATGATCGATCCCTGGATACCGGACGTAGCGCAAACAGAGCTGATGTTAACTTTTGGAGTCGAAAGAGAGAAGTCAACCGACGAAGCGTTAAAGCATAGGTAGTCGGTGGTGTCGCCAACCATAACTTCCATGTCTTTAGCGGCCAAAGGGTCTGCGTTATCGAATGAAGGCGTTTGTGGCGATGCGAAAGACACAGCATTGTCGGAGGTATAACCTGTGGTTGCGACCGTTCCCGTGTCGTCCGCAGCAGTGCTAAACCCGATCTTATCCCCAATCGTGTTAGCAGTATTGGTTCCGGTGTTCCACAGAAGGCTAAGCACGGTTCCGGTTGACTTGATGGTGAACTTGCCGGTCGTGTTGGAGTAAGTAACCGTGTGGGTCTCGCCTGCGTTGGCAGAGTTCATAGCGTCTTGGATGGCTTGTGCCAGCTCGTGCGGGTCTTTATAGGTCTTAGCCGCTACGGTAGCTGCCCACGTTCCGTCGTCGTCTGTGAAGTCAAGTTTCGTATCGGTTGACGTGATAGTGATCGGGTCGAAGTAAAATTGCGTGCCTTCTAGCGAGTAGTTGGCGTTAATCAGGTCGCTGGCAGCGATAGAGACGCTCATGTCTGTGACGCGAGCGCCAGCCATGGCTTGCAACGCCCCGCCGTTTCCAAGGTAGTGCCACAGTGAAAGTGTGGGATGTCCGCTGTTAGCTGGTTTGTAAAGAACCGCACGACCAAGGTTTTTGGCGGTACCGACAGCCGATGCGGTCTGAAAGCCAATCGTAAGGTCATCAGAGCTAATGGAGTCGATGCAGCGGATGCTGTAGTTGCCAGACGCACTGACTGCATCCTTGATTAGCAAGGCTTCGCCACGCTCAAAGGTAGCACCTTCGCCAGTGTCAACCTTCACAACCGTAGTGGTTGAGGATGCAACGGTGTTGTACTCAGCAGCGGCGGTCGATACTGCACCCATGGCGGCTTCCATTAGAAGACCGTAGTTTGGCGCAGCCGCTATCGTGCCCGACGCCCGAAGGTAGTGACTGAAGGAAGCTTGCGGATTTTCTGCCCCTTGGATTGGCTTTCCTGGAGCGATGGAGCTTTTAAGCTCAGCATTTTCTAGCACGTCCGTGGAAGGCGACATGGTGAAGTCGTCTTGCAACGCCACGTAGTCGGTTGCCAACGTAGGCAGTACGGGAGTGCCTTCGGTGGTTTCTTTTTTGATAGCTAGGACGGAACTGCGTGTTGAGATCGAAGCCATTATCGTCACTCCTTGACTTTAGGCGTTAGGGTCCTCTTGATATTCAACCACTAGTTGCATTTCTAGTGCTAGAAACTTAAGCCGATCCCCGTCTATGAAATTAATCCCGCCGTGACTTAGCACGGTGGTTTTAATCGCATTCCCTGACAGGGTATTTTCCAAGTAGAAAGCTTTCCTCAGAATGTCCCAGTCCGCAAGTATATCCTTCTCGATAACCTCGCGAGCTGTCGTGTTGTTCTGAGTCGTGACTACTCGTCTAACCAAAATGATACTATAGGATTGCTCCCAAGTAACTAGACAGCCTACATAGCGCTGCGTGTCCTGGCCTGAGCCTACGCCCACGCCAAAGCCGTTGTTTAGATGTAGGTATGTATTGGCGGAAACCTCATATGGGTTTGGCATCCGAGTGTGCGCAGGTAGCTCCGCCTCTAGGACGTCTACAATTTTATCGTAGATTGTGAGTATTTTCCCCACGTTACCTCGTCACAAATGAAGTGGTACGCACGCGCTCGCACGGTTCCAGTCTGCCATTGCCTGACCTGTCGACGTTAAAGAACTTCACCTGGCTCGCTTCCTTGTATGCTGCGCGCGCCTGCTTTAGTTGCTCGAAGTACGGCTCGCCAAAGGCTTGGTAGACAATTTCAGCTACCTTGTGGCAGCTCGAGTCCACAAGCATGGCGTAGTCCATAATTTGGCCGCGAGCGATAATGATCCCGTTCTTTTTAAGGTCTCGGACGATATGTTCAGCAGCCATGTAGTGCTGCTCTTGCCAGTCTGTTTTGCCGGAAGCGAAGCTAGTCATGACAGTGGTGTTATTGAGGTCAGGGTAGAAACTATATAGTTGGCTATCGTCTGAGAACTTTTGGCCGATATAGTTCAGTGTCGTATTGCTATGTAGGTTTGCGCTCCAGTACAATCGAATCCAATACATATTGTAGATTGCAGAAGTAGAAGGCAGGCCAGTAACGTCCTTAGAATACTGCTCAATATCCCAACCTTTGTTTAGGTCTGTATTCCACTGAATCCTACCATTGGTCTTTAGCCCATTAGTTGAGTCCATGACATCAACCGCCGAGACCCACTGATGACCCCACCAGATATCGACAGACACAGTCGCCGAGATATTGTTGGGGGTTCCCATCTCAAACCAC